CGATTCTTCGCCAAAACTTTTTATCAAGGTGTGAGAAAGTTGCACTCAGTTAAGCAACTAAAAACTCACAACTCCAATTGCAACGAACGCGCCATTCGCCTGCCACCCATTCGGTAGCTGGCCGCACTCATTGCAGCTGGAGCTCCCACATACGTCATCATCGTGGGACCATATTCCAACATTTTATTCATAACAAACTTAAAGGCTGTTGGACCACCTTTATTAGTTGGATCAGCTTCAACGGATACATTCTTCAACATTGATAAACCAGGTTCATCTGCATGGCTTGGTGTAAGATTCACAATCGTTCCACCATACTCTACATAAGAAACAACCTCAACTTCAAAGGAATTTCCAATTTCTCCTTCTAAAATAATTATCATATTAAAACCATTAACTCTCCCATCATTATTAAACGTGTTTACATAGCCATAATCCCAAAATTCACGGGGATACCAGACCAATGTATGCCACTGTCTTCCAACTTGGGATGTGGTTGCTAATCGATAATTCAAAGTTGTTGTTGTTCCTAAACCCTGGGATGAATCAGAAACACCCGGTAGGAATGATGTTATAACTCGACCACCCATATTTAATTGCGTTCCAGTATATCTAACTCTAACTCCACAAGCAGCTAACCTACAACATTTAAGATTTCCTGTTGGGTTGCTAGCAGAAAAAGGAGCATTAGTCATAGTTATAGCTGTAACTCCAGTATGGGTTGGATCTGTGTCTATTGTAGTATTAGGATAATTAGCCAAGGAGGCGAACCCACATGCTTCAGCCGCTGTATCATTAAATTGCGTTCTAAACGGTGATATAGTAACATAGCCAAAGTGGGCCGCTCCAACATAAGCAGTTGCTCGCGCAACACACCTATATTTAGCACTAGGCCTACAATCCAGATCAGGAATACAAACATCACTCCAATATCCAAACGGATCCAACAAGGCACGAGCATAAACCTCCGTGCATTTGGCAATATGTGTTTGTGCAGGGGTTGCCACCCCCTTTCTCCTAACATTTCGCTTCCTTCGGGCCGGAATTGCCGTTGAGCGAACGACTATTTGTCGATTTTGATTTTTGCGCTTACGAGTCTTCTTGGGACCCCCACGGCGCGCAACCGTAGTAGTTGTAACAATTTGCTTTGATGCCATCATATTCTATTTTTATACCATCCTCCAATCCAGAATAGAATTTAAAAACCTCTTCCTCAGACAAAATATACATATCTGAGAGTTGTTGAGACATGGCATCATTCTTAAGTGATAAAAGATGTTGATAAAACTCCAAACACCTTCGCATCTCTGAAACAATAGGATGTTGAGTTCCAACAGCCATCATATACAAAGAATAAGCTTTACAAAAGGACTCTTCTTCACTAAGTCCTTTGTCAAACTCATAACAAAAAGATGAGACTAACCTGCCTATGTCAAACTTTGGATACCACTGCCCATTTTTCTCCGCGAAATAAAACCCTAAAAAGGCACAATCACGGAGGTCTTCAGATATAAAGAAAGGGTCCAAGGTAAATCCAAACGATCCATAAACAGATCTAAAACAAGCCTCAATCTCTTTAAATGATTTATCACAATCAAA